CGTACTAGTAGATTATTAACAATGTAGTCTGCGGCAATGTTGTAAAGTTTAGGATCACGATCATCTCGACGACCTAAGTGATCAAATACACAGTGCAAAATTTCGTGTGCAATAACAAACTCAATTTCTTTATTGTTCATTGCATTAAAGAACTGAGTGTTAAAGTACAAATTGCGTCCGTCTACTGCGGCAGTAGGACACCATTCGTCGGCTGCTTGAATACGCAGACGTGTTGCCATATTACCAAAAAACGGATGGCGTAGTAGTAAACCTACACGAGCAATAATAATGCGGTCAAGTACATCCTTGCGCATTTCGTCTAGTTCTGCTTCAGTGATATCTGGATTAGGTTCCCAGTTTTTTAGCTTACTTGCTGTATCTTTAGTAGACATATTGTACCTCTTATATCAGTGCTTAACATTAATATAACATATTTAATAAGATTGTCAACCTCAAATAGAAAAAATGGGCAGCCTAGACCACCCATTTTAACCAAATTACACCGCTTGTGCCGCTTTAATATACTTACCATATCGGTTATGGAATTCATCAAAACATGCAACTTCGTCTGGATCAATTGGCAACGCATACTGCGTAAGTGCTAATTTAATACCCATAACAACTAATTCTGTTTCGAAGTTATCCATTGCAAAGCGCAAGAAGTTATTAACTTTTGAATCAAACTTCTTATCATTTTTGTCTGACGATTCTTTTAGTTCGTAGCAAAGACTAACAGTCAGTGAATACATGGCACTGATTTCTGACGTGTTCATCTCTTTTACCTTACCTGCAAGAATGTCAGTAGGATTAGGCATGCTAGATGCAACTTTGCGGTGTGCCATAAACTTGACGCCTAAACCTTCACCAACAGAACCTGCTACCAAGTCAGTGGTTGTGTTATCGTCAAGTTTGTCATCTAGCAATTCGCTTACAAAACTCCACGAGCGTGGTGTTGCAAACGAACGGCTGGCTGACTTAGGATCAAAGTCGTACAAGTCTTTTTTAGAAAAAGTCAAGTAGCCAACTACATCCTTGTGAATGTTGTTATCAACGGCCCACTGGAACCAATCGTCAAAGTCGACAGCCAATTCAATGTGAACAAAGCGATTAGCTAGTGGTGACGGCATCCGGTATGTGACACCTTTATCCGCTTCACGGTTGCCCGCGGCAACGATGATAACATTGTCTGGCAACTTGTATTGCCCGACACGACGATTCAAAATCAACTGATACGCTGCCGCTTGTACAGCAGGAGCAGCCGAATTCATTTCGTCAAAAAATACAACAATATTGTCATATTTTGCTGCCAGTTCTTCATCTGGCAGTTCTGATGGAGCACCCCATGTCATTTTAACATTTGTACTGTCAAAATATGGAATGCCTTTAATATCGGTTGGATCCCAAAGGCTCAACCGAATATCGATTAATAGTGAATTACTTAGGCTATCGGTAATCTGTGCAACGATGTCACTTTTACCAATGCCTGGAGGACCCCACAAAAATACTGGACGCTTTTTAACCATAGCATGGCGTAATGCGTTTTTTGCTTTGTTGGGTGATACTGTGCGAATTACTTCTGACATTTTGTATTCCTTTTCTAATCAGTGCCTATGTTTTACTTTACTACAGTTTCGTGGTGTTGTCAAGTAATAAGAAACCAAATAATTGCACCAATTACAATTAACCAAAAAACGCTGACTACTTCATTGTCAAAAACTTCATTGCTTGTGACTTTTTGTACGCAGTTTGGACATACTTTTGCACCAAGCGGTTTGTCTAAATAACACTTTGGACATTGTACACTCATCATAGTGAATACTCCTTGTAATTAACAATAGCGGCAATTTCTTTGATAAGTTTTTTGCCATAATCTGTAAACAAGATTCCTTGCTGCCAAACAAAATGTTCAACATCTTGGCTGTGGTAGAAAGTTTCTTGCTCTACGATCCATTTGAGTGCAGTAGTGCGGTCGCCAGCGCCGATTGCAATAACATCTTGCACACGGTCTTCGAACTTGGCAACGTCTGCTGCCTCTTGAACTTTTTCTTCTGCCCAAGCCTGTTCCATGTCACGGCACATCATATCCCAGCACTCTTGCTTTTCTGCAGGTGTATATGTAGACCAGTCATCAAAGAAACGCTGCGATGGACGGAAGCCATAAGCGTCTTTGTGTAGATCTGAAATAACATCATCGCTGTATGTAAACATTGTATTGCCCTTTGTGTATTTGCCCTATACATACACTATAGCACGAGTGCGCTATAGTGTCAACCTTTATTTTCCTAAAAGTGCATCTAAAACAATAATACCAAGCAATACATTTAGTGCATCGTTATTATTATTGTTATGATTATGATTATGATTGTTGTAGTTTGTTCGACGATTATTTAAACGGTCGTGTACTGGATCACCTACAACTGGAGGATCTGTTTGAAGTCCTCGGTCATTATAATACGAACGTGCCATATGATGGCAGTGCCACATACCTCGCCATCCGTCTGTGGTGCCATAATGACAGCCTGCTTGATTTAAATAACCTGGATCTGCATGTGCAGCAGTTCCAGTAAGTGCAAGTGCTAATAATAAATGTTTCATTTGTGCCTTCTGTGCCTATTACGTTTAACACTACAATAGTACATTAAACTCAGAAGGTCAACCTCTTTTTTTTAATTTTATAGAAAAACTTCCGGGATTATGTTTGGTTTGAACACATTCCTTAATGCGTATGTGATTATCGGCCCACGTATGTATTTCACGCATCATAGCACCTTGTCCTGTAATAACATGGCATTTCTTATATCCTTCGAGATATGCTTCTTCTATTTGTTGATTGAAATGCCGCCAGCCGTTTTGGATATGCAATCCGTGTAGATCAATTCTCATCTTTCTTTGACCTTGACATTGCTTTAGTTAGTCCGTACTTGCGTAGATCGCCGCTAAACAATCCTAGTTCAACAGCCTTGCGTTCGTTGGTGACTGTAAGACTTCGGGCTGTTAAATAGTAAGGACAATCGATAAACTTATCAAGATGTATTATAATCTGTGTAGTTATAGGAACATCTCTTGGATAAGGTATATCGTATGTTTGTATGCCTATTTGGTTTATGATATCAAAGCCGTCTTCGGTGAGTCTTAATCCACCTACATCCTTCTGTCTTGTATTATACCACCATAATGGCATATGCTCTTTTACACTAAGATCATTATAACTTTTTCCTAATTCTTTTAAAAAAAGTTTTGTGTAAGTTATTTTATTCATTATTGTAGTTTTTCACCTGCTGTTAATTTATAAACAGCAAATGCATCTGTATTAAACATATCGTTTAATTTTTTTGATAAGTTATAAGCATGTCCTGGATTTGAAAAACTAGTTTTTTTATATTTAGGTCCAGGATACCCTGTTAGGCTATTGCTACTTTTTAAATTAAATGGTCTATCTTGGTAGAATACAGCCCAAATTGCTTCAGCGTCTAAAACCTGTTCGCACTTGTATGTCACCTTATTTGTATATTCTAATTTAATTTTAGGCTTTGGTCGACTCATATGCGTGATTCCTTATATTAACTACGCATATATTTATCTTTTTTACCAGGCACCCGAATCCATATTTATTTCTATAGTTTGATCTTGATTAAGTTTTTCAATTTTTTTATCTAAAACTTCTTCTAAATCTCCGTGTAATCTTGCCATAACTTCGCCTAACGTAAATGCAAGAGTCTTTGCTTGTGCAATATCTAGTCTAACTTCTTTTGCTCTACCTTGTTCAGCAACTTTTACTATTTGAATAAGTTGCTGAATAGGCATTGTGTTAATCGGATCTGTTGACATGATTTAGCGCCATTTTCATTTCTAGTTCTGTTTTATACGGACCCATGTATTCATTGCGCTCAACAGTAATTAACTTTGGACAATAACTCTTTAACCAATTAACATTAAATTTAATCAAGTAGTATCCTGCACAATATACACTTTTTGATTTTTGACTTTTAGTAAACAAAGGTAATTTACGCTGTATATCAAACATACTATTATAAGGCATTGTTCTAGTAGGATAACCGTGAACATCTTTAGTAGTATTGCCTGTGGTATCTTTGATATTTGCAACTAAGAAATTGCTACCATATGTTTTCTTAAGTTGTCTTTCAGTTTTATATAGATCAATTTTACCTGCACTATTTACAACAAAGCCTTCTTCGTTTTTGCTAAGAGTGCCTATTTTTACACCTTCTTGTTCAACAATCCAAAATTTATCTTCTAATACCGGTTTAGCTTTAAAGTTCATTTATACCTCGCTTGTAATGGTTCTGCATACTGTGCCGCCTGATCTGCAATACGTTGCATATCCCATTTAGCACAAAACTTCAAAAGACGCATTCCTACTTGCGATACGTCTTTAGATACTGCATTCTCTGCAACAGTGTTATTAATTATCTCTCTAATGTCGTCGGGCTGTGCAGTTAAATCGCACAGTACAACATTACGTGTGTAGTCATCAAGCACACGATGCTCTACGCCTTCATGATCAGTCCAACGCTGTAGCATCATGTTATTCCAATTGTAGCCTTTGTTGTCTTTGTCTGCAAATGCTTCAATAAGGCCCACTTTGTTCTTAGTGCCTTTCTTGCGTACACCAGGATATGCACTAAACACGTTGTCGCTAGTGTCGCCACGCATACACTTTTCAAACAACATAAATGCAGGATCGGGCGCAGGCTTAGGCTCTTTTGTTTTCTTGTCAATAACAGGCTCACGCTTCTTATCGTCAAAGTAGCCTTCGTGTGTAATAATAGTATTACTAACACCGTTGTACTGTTGTACATTAGGTGCAATAAGTTGTGCAAAGTCGCCATCAGTACTAACAATAACATGATTATCATTAGGATGTGCTTGTACCCAACCAGCAATAAGATCATCTGCTTCAAGTTGCGGATGACGCATTACAGTACAGTTAGTCTTTGTACTTACAAAGTCTTTAAACTCATCAAACATTTCCCAAAACACTGTGTCTTCTTCTTGCTGTGTAGGCGTTAGTGCATCACGTGCTACTTGTCGATTGCGTTTGTAAGGCTCGTAATAGTCCTTGCGCCAGCTGCGTCCTTCTAAACAAAACACAACATGATCTGCCTTAAAGTCAGTCCATGCTTTCTTTACACTGTTGAGTGTAATATGTAGTGACATACCGAGTTTAGTGTCTAAGTCGCCACGTACTACATGCCTTGCACGAAAGAATGTGTTAGCTGTATCTACTAGAATATAAGTTGCCATTAGTTTGCCTTTGTGTAGTTTCTATATGTACGACTGTATACGATTTTATACGGTTTGTCAAGCATTATTATGATACTTCACTTTTACCTCTATCGATTGGTACTACATTAATATAACCAGCGCCTCGATTAGTGTCAAGACCATCTTCACTCAGCATATTAAAAATAATATCTTTAAACCAGCGATCTACAACTTGCTCTGGCTCGTCTCCTTCGCTGCCATATCCTGCTGTTAAAAGTTCTTCAATAAAGTATTCGTTCCAATCAAGTTCAAAAAAGCCATTACGTATGTTATTTTCATTGACTTTCATATCTAGAACATTTACCCAAGGTTCTTTCTTTTTAGTAGCATATGCCTTTGGATCTTTAATTTTTAGTTTTTTATCAGATTCGGCTTCTAGTGCTGCTTTTTCTTCAGCAATACGCTTTTCTTCTGCTTCAATACCTGTAATTTTTTTAAGCCATTGTTTCATAAGTGTTTCCTTAGTTTTTCGTAGTCAATTGGCGCTTCCATTGCTCTGCGCAATTGCTCGTTTTCTTTAAGTTCCCCAGGCATTTCCGAATAAGCTGATGTGGAGTCTTGGGGTGAATCGCCATCCTTCTGCCATACACGCTTCTGCCACGTCTTTAACGTTGAGGGCGTATTCTTCACTGCGTCCGCCCATTGGCATAAGATATACTGGACATTGTACCCCGGCATCCTGGTAAGCACTAACAGCTCTTTTAACTTCTGCAAAGTCGCTTTCAGTAGCCACAACAAACTTAAAATAAAGTTCGCTGCCGTTAACCCTAGCATAATCAAGAGCAACGTCAGGCTTAATAGCAGTCTCCCAAGGCTCTCCCGAGACACTAAGTTTTGGGGAACAACTCCAAGTGACTGTAAGTCTGTCATGTTCGCTGAGATAGGTGTAAAGATCGTTGTGTAAAAATTGTGTAGTGTTTGTTTCAAATGTAATGTTCCTTAAATCCTGCATACGTGGATGTTCAAACAGCTCTACGTAAAGCCGTTGCCACGCCAACAACGGTTCACCGCCTGTCATGATCAAGTGTACATCTTGACCATTATCCTGTACCCACTTACCGTTAGGAGTGAGAGATAGCAAGTGTTCGACTACTTCGTCTACAGTTGCTTGTCGATTAAAGTGTTTAAACTCAGGATAGATACTTGCGTATGTATCACAGCCTGTATGAATAATAGGCAAGTCTGTAAACTCTTTAGTGGTTTCATGCACGCCTGCGTCAAGTAATCCTTGTACTTCGGCATTGTGAATAATACCTTGTTTCTGTTTTACATCACGCATTGGCTCATCTTTCAAGCCAAAGTTCATACAACGAAAATTACAACCAAAGGTGCGTAGGAATACACTAGGTACTCCTACAAACTTGCCTTCGCCTTGCACACTATAAAATGCTTCACTATATCTTAGTTTCATCTTGGTGCAAACTCCTGCTGTAGTTTAATATTATCAAAAAACTCTTTCTTTGTACTAGGATCAGTTTTAAATGCACCTTTGAGTACACTTGTTTGTGTAAGACTACTATGTGCCATAATGCCTCTATTCTCACAACAACCGTGTGTTGCTTGAATATACACACCTACATCTTTGGCGTTAGTGGC